CACTACGATAAGCACTCTACGTTGGGCTGAATCTACGTGAAAACGTGTTAATAGGTAGATTATGAACGATTTACCTGATGCTGTAGGCGATAGTAGCAGAGATCTCTCGGTCTTTAAAGCGTGTACGACTGCGTTATTCTGGTAATCTCTTGGTACAAATGGCGATCCAAACTCTTTAGCTAGATCATATCCAGCCGTTTCTGGGATGTCGTTGTTCGGCATTACGCCAGAATCTATGGTTATTTCGTAGTCTCGTGTGTTGCAGAAGTTGACGATATGTGGCACCAGTCCAGCATATATCATACCTGTCATTGTATTGAACAGACGAATCTTGCCATCCCACACCTTATTTCGAACTGAAGGCATAAACTTAGCACCAGGTACTTCGAACTCGAAGTGGCCAGACATCTCCATCTTTATGCCGGGATCAGCTTGAACCCTAACATGAACATCGTCTATTCGCTCTACTAATACACTATCCATTATGCTCCCGTCCTAAACCTTTCCCAATCCACTATAGTTTTAAGCTGAAAGCCTCTGTTGCCAATCATTTTGATGATAGCTTCTAGGTACTCAACCTTCTGTTCTTGTGCGCCAACCTTTAGGGACTGTTCGATTAGATCATCATCAGCGTCCATGTATGATGGTATATCTTGGCGTAAAATCTTTAGTGGCTGTGGTGCCCACCCGAACTGCTTAAGCTCAGACACATCTAGCTCGCCTCGATAGTACTCTGTCTTGAGTTTGAAGAATTTCTTGTACTCGGTCTTCATCTTACGCAGGAGATAACCTTCTCCCATGTAGATCTTGAAATACTTGTTGTGTAGTTTTGGGATGTTGGCAGACTCGTTAGATACGTTGATCTGATCAACTGTACCGTCTTTGTCCCATTCTGCGATGATATCTTCTAGTTTCATTCATAATCTCCATAATTTAGGTACGTTCTATCAATTCAATTTGGTCGTTTACACTACAATGTCATACGAAGTATACTTGAAGACTATCTCGAAAGTTGGAGGAGTGACATCTGTACCAGTTGTATTGAGCTGCATGGAGCCAACCGATACTGGAAACAGGTCTTTGAACTTTATACTCACGTTACCATTCTTATTACTATTTAGTATGATCAAAGTACCATCTGTTTTGAGTCCGGTCTTAGTACTTGCCGCCGCTTTATACTGATCATAACTCTCTGGCTTAGTGATCGATACTAACCAATCAGATATCTCACGATATGATACCATATCCTCATCACATACAATGCTTACGTTAAAGTCGTCGTATGATAGCTTGTCGCCTGGCTCAAATAGAGCTTTGAAAGGAGTTGCTCTTTCGGTGACACCAGAGGCTATACCTGGGATATTGGCAGACTGGATAAAAAATTCTACATTAGGTAATCGATCAAGTATCAACTTGAACTCGATTGGAGATAGAAAATTTACATTAGTAGGCATTGTACTTCCTCGAACAAAGTGGTATTCTACTATTTATACAGACAAAAAAAAGAGGCTCCTTTCGGAACCTCAATAGTCTATAACAGTGTTGGGGTTTTACCCCCAATCTTATTATTTACAGCAGGTTGGTTACTGCGGTACGACGGTAGTAAACGTTGCTGTTAGCTGTAACTGCGCCGTTACCGACAGCAGAGCCTTGAGCGAACGGGTTAGCAACCATACCATAGCGAGTCTTAAAGCCAAGCTTAGATTGGAAGCTGTTCTCGCCAACTGCACGAACCATTTGCAATGGAACGTAAGGGCAATAGAACAAACCAGCGTCAAAAGTGCTAGAACCTTTGTAGCCGACTACCATGTAGTTAGCGCCTGCATAGGGATCGATATACACTTTGAAACGACCGTTCAGAACACCAGCAAATGTATTGCCTGTGTCATCTGGGTTCAAGTTGTTGCTGTTCAAAGCAGGAGTATAATCGAGAACGCCAGCCATCTGAAGTGCAGAAGCAACGTCAGAAGAACATACGATCAAGTTGCCTTTGCCACGACGAGTGTCTTTAGCAATTTGGTTGGCTTCTTTTTCGATTTGGAACATCAAGCCTTTGAACTTCTCTACAGACCAGCGACCATTGGCATCAACGTCTAAGTTGAAAGTACCGTTGGAGGCAACGCCACCTTGTGAACCAGCGACAGCAGTAGCGTACACAGTACGAATCACTTCACGGTTGATTTCAGCAAGCAGCTCAGCAGACAACATGTTAGCCAATTCAGTTTCAGCATCCAGACCGTGGATAGCTTTAAGATCTTGGGCAAGTTCAGTTGTGTATTCAGCTTTCAGAGCACGAGACTTAGCAGTAACTGCTACTTTCTCGATAGAGAAAGACATCTGAGCGAACTCAGCACCAGTGCCATCGCCAAGAGCTTCAGCAGTTGCTGTTGCCATGCCAGTACCAGTAGTCTCGCCACCAGTGCCTAAAGCACCAGCATGAGCACCAGCGCCAGAAACGTCGGTCAATGCTTCGCCGTAGAATGCTTCTGGCTTACCAGCTTCATCTTCGTACTTAGAACGCATTGCAAAGATCAAGCCTGTAGGGCCAGTCATTGGTTGAACACCAGCGATATCATATGCAACCAAGTTAGGCATTGCACGGCGTACCAAAGAAATCAGTACGGGATCGTAGTTAGCTACATCAGCTGAAGAGTTGGCAGGAGCCGCTTCTAGCAAAGACTGAGGAGTATAAGTTTCGCCATTACGCATAGCGGTTTCGGTGTTCTCTAGCAGAGTTGCAGTAACAGCAGCTCGGTGAGAGTTTTGGATGCCAGGAAGAGCGGTATGCTCTAAGATTGGCTTCCACTTGTTCATCAGTTCTTCATTTCTCATTTGTGGTTCTCCTTTTTTGAGATTTTACTAGTATTATTTATACAAAAACTATTTTGCTGCATGACGACCAAGGGTTTCGGCGTAACGAGCAATCATCGGGTTTTCAATCGATGCTGCTGGCTTCACGTCTTCCGCAATTTCTTCTTGTAGAAGATCAGTCTCGTCTTCCACTACAGGAGCTGATTCAGCGAAGTAGTTGTTACGAATAGCAACCAACTTTCGGCTATAATCTTCTACTGTGTCGAAAGAGACACCTTCTGAGAGAACCCGCAATTTATCTGATTGTGTATCAGTTAAAGCCTCAGAAATTCCTTTGAATGCAATTTCAAGATCAGATGCTGTCTTAGCTTCACGAACTTCGATTAATTGCTCAACGATCTCATTGTATTTAGTAGAAGACTCTTCGAGTTTAGCTTCTAAATTTGCAACGTGATCGACTTGCTCTTCATCGATTTCCATGTTATGCTCAGTAACAAGACCTTTAATTCCAGCTAACAGTGATTCAGCGACTTCGACTTTCATGGTGCTTTCGACCTGAACCTTGTTGTCATCCATCCAACTCTCTACTATATAGTCAAGATAGGAATCAACTTTTTCTACTAACTCTTCCACAGCAACATCGACTTGCTCCTGTAGATCACGCTCAAACTTCTCTTCAAGTTCAACTTTTTCAGCAAGAACTTTTTCGTGTACTGCGGCCTCGAAGATTGCGACTGTCTGCTCTTTAAAGTCTTCAGATAATTCTGAACCTTCAAACATACGGTCAACAGCTTCTTTCAAGCCTGTGTTGTTTTTACCTTGAGGCGTCTTAACATCATCTTCGATGTCATCGGCTGTAGCGTCAGCGGCTTTTTTTACATCGCCCTTTCGCTTCTTAACAGCACCGCCAGTTGGAATCACAGCATCAGCTGCGACCGAATCTTCACCAGTGGCTTGCGCCTCTTCCAGGTCTAGACTCGTTTCTAGTTTATCACTCATCGACTTCTCCTTTTTAATGTAAGTGTATTCATTCAGTATTATTTATAAAAATCATGTCTTTGACAAAGATCTTACAAACTTTTCAAAAAGAGCGGCTGCTTTGAACTCTAGCTCTTTCGTAGAGACTTTTGCTGACTTTTTGATCTCTTCTTCAATCTGGTCAAAAGCTTGCGCTGCTGCCCAAGAGGATGAAGCTACATCGTATACCCATTCAACGCCTTCCATAACACCTTTAACGAATGCGTCTGGAGCAGAAGGATCGGCAACAATATCTCCGGCAGTTGCAAGCATAAAGTCGCTCTGCACTTCCATGATACCATCTTTGTTCTGTTTAATTGAACCCATTCCTCGTGAAGATATACCAACTAGGCAGCCTTCATCGATAAGATTTTTAACGATCTTACCCATGGGAGTTTCCATGATCTTAGCACGACCAACGATATTTGACCCTTCTTGTCTCAACTCTGTGAACATGTGTGAAACACGATCTAAGTTGATAGTTGGACCCGCTGGATGTCCTAATTCGCCATACGCACGATTCTTCATTACGTATGTCTCATTGTAACGCTTCATCTCTTTAGCAAGAACACTTGATGGATATACTCGTCCATTACGGTTCTTGATATCACCTTGCATGATGATACCTTCGATGAAATAATTCTTTCCTTTGCCGTCTTTGGTCTCTTCAGTGATGTACTGAACTTCTTCGACGATCTCTTTAATTAGCAATGACATATCTATTTATCCTACTTGAAAAGCGGTTGGTGTACAGATAACTGCTACGTCAGACGCAAGCTTATCTGTAGAACTTTTAGCGATGAATGTTACCGTGTTAGCAGGAACAGTAACATTACCGATTGCGCCACCAGCTGAAGTTGTCTGCGTTATAACCGTGATAGCGTTAGCATACACACGGACTAATCTAGCAGCATTTACATCACTAGCGGTAGAATTGATATCAGTTACATTTGCACCCACTATCTTAGTAATCATATCAGTTGCCCGCATTCAGAGCAAATTGAACCATTTGAGCAAACTGCTTACTGTCGTCAAGCATACCTGCAACTTTCTTCTGAT